TAGGTACTCGGGGTTTTTGATGTACGTAGCGCGGCGAGCTGACGAACGGCGAACCTCCTCCCTTGGCACCGCCTCGCCGGTTAGCTGCGCTTTGTCGTATTTAGTGAGCTGCATGACGCACCCCCATGAGAGCGGTGAATCTGCCGAAGAACCCAGGCTTGGCTAGCTGCGATAAATCCTTGGACGTGTAGATGCGCTCGCCCTGCGGTGTGCTGCCGTTGCCGTACTCGATGCGTACCCAGATGCCTTTGTCGCGTAGCTGGGCGCGTTGTTTGATAGAGAGAGTCATGATCAAAACTCCGCCATGGCTGAACGGTTTGTTTTAGGCTGCGGGCGCGTCGATTCGACCAGCCGCTCAACCGTGCTGTGATCCAGATCTCCAAAGCGGGCGTGTGCTAAGTTGGCGTGGGTGTACACCGTGCCTACCTCGCCTTCGCGCTGCTTGCCGATGATGATTTCCGCGACGCCCTTGCTCATCTCGTTGTCAGGGTTGTAAACCTCGTCGCGGTAGAGAAACAGGATCAAGTCAGCGTCTTGCTCCAGCGCGCCGGATTCCCGCAAATCACTCATCATGGGGCGCTTGTCGGGGCGCTGCTCTAGGCCACGGTTGAGCTGTGAAAGGGCGACCACCGGGCATTGCAGCTCTTTTGCCATCAGCTTCATGGTGCGGCTCATCTCGGCTACGTCTTGCTCACGGCTGCTGTTCCTGCCTTCCGCTTTCATCAGCTGCATGTAATCGACCATTACCACCCCAAGATCGCCGTAATGATCCCGCCAGCGCTTGGCAGCACCGCGAATCTGGCTAGCGGTCATGGCGGCGCGGTCGTCAACGATCAGCGGGGCATCTTTGAGGCTCTGCACGGCAATCGCCATGCGTGGCCAATGTTCGTCGGTCATGTAGTTCTTGGGGTCGCGGATAGCCTGAAGGGGTAGATCACCCACCGCAGCGGTCATGCGGTTACGCAGGGCGCGGCGATCCATTTCCATCGAAAAGATCAGCGCTGGACGCCGGTCGCGGACGCAGCAGGCGCGCAGAATATTCAGGGCGAAGGCGGTCTTACCGGCAGCGGGCCGACCACCTACCAGAATCAGTTGGCCGGGGTGCATGCCCATGGTGCGCCGGTCGAGATCGGTCAGCCCGAATGACAGCCCCATCGCCTCTTGCTCGCCGTTCCACTTGCGGTCTATCTCATCGAGCATGTCGGCAAGGTCGGCGCTCATCGGCCCGGCTTGGTCAGCATCAGCACGGATCAATCGAGCGATACGCCCTTGCGCGGCGTCAGCGACCGTGAGAAGCGACTGGCTCTTATCCTGCGCCATGGCACTGATATGGGTGAGTTCGTCCAGCAGGCGGCGGCGTTGGGCTAAATCGGCCACTATCTCGGCGTAGGTAATGCCGTTTGATGCGCTTGGCGTGCTGCGGGAAATTTCAGCGAGGTAAACCAAGCCGCCCACTTGGTCGTAGGTTTGGTCAGTTTCCAGGCGCTCGGATACCGTCACCACGTCGCAGTTCTTGCCCGCGTTGCGCAGCAGCACCAGGGCCGACCAGATCACTTGATGCTCTAGCGCGGAAAAGTCGCGGGAGGTCAGCAGGTCAGCTGCTTTGTCGATCAGGCGGTTTTCCAGTAGACAAGCGCCAATCACGGATTGCTCAGCTTCCAGGGAGTAGAGGCTCATGACTCACCCCCGTCGTGGTATGCCATTTCCATGATCTTGACGAAGTTCTCTTTCTTGGCGACCCAATCAAGTTTGAACCAGCGGTTATCACCCATCAGGAAGTCGCTTTTGCGCAGGAAGCCAAAGAAGCGACGCCACCAGTCGAGGCCCGTTTCCCGGTCGGTGTATAACAGCTCACCGGTTTTCTCGTGCTTGATCGTGAAGCCTGCCTTCCAGCGGGCAGCGAGGTGGCGTGCGCGCTGAGAGCTGGCCCACATGTTTTTGGTTGGCTGGGTTTTGTCAGGCATGATCTCAGCCCACAAGTCGATGATCGCCATGTGTGGGCAGGCGGGCAGTTTGGCGGGTGATTCATCGCTCGCAGAATCGGCGCTTTCCGGCTTGCCGGAACGCTCTACTTCGTAAGAAGTAGTAGTTATGTCTTTTGTCTTTGGTGTGCACCCCCGTGGGGTACATTCTTTGTCACCCCCGTGGGGTACAGTGTCACCCTTTTTGTCACCCCTTTGTTTTGGGGTGTGGTGAGCGGTAAATTGCCATTCTTCGTAGTGCTTATTGATCGACAGCAAACCGTGTCCAGCGCCCTCAATCTTAAGAACCTTTTTAGCTACAAGCTGCTGCTTAGTCTTGTTGACCTTCTGGCGAGGAAGATGCGCTACGTCTGCAATCTGACTGTCTGCAATACGGTCAGCCTTCTTGTTCCAGCCATAAGTAAGGCGAATAACAGCCAAAGCTACGCGGCGCTCACGGTCAGTCAGGGGCGCTTGGATAAGAGCCTCAAACAGCTCGTTGGCGATTCTGGTATATCCATCCTCCACTTGTGGCCCCCTGGATTTAGAAGCGCCCTCCTGGGGCTGCTCCTGCGGTTTGTGGCCGGGTAGGTAAGCGAGGTTGCTCATGCAGCCACCTCGTTACGCTGACCATTCCAAAGGCTGGCAAGCCAGTTAATCCCCTTGGGCGTGAATTCAGCGGTGTAGCCGCGTGGATCCTTAACGTCTACGACATGACGCAAATCTGCGTCATCTTCCATTTCGTCAATCATGGAGCGAATATCGCGAATAACATCGCCATGACGCTTTCCCGTTAGCTCCGCTATTTCGCGGCTGGTCATCGTCGGCTTGTGGTTTTCAGTAAGATGGTTCATTATTCACCTATCACTTGGTTGAAGTTAAAAGCCCGCTCGCTCCCCAGCGTTAAGCGGGCTTTTTGCGTTTAGGCTGTCGCCTTTTCCATGAAAATGTCAGGCCGAATCTCTGCGTATGAAATGCCTGTCAAATGAGATACTTGGCCTACTCGGTGGGCAGGGATTCGATCCCACTGCGAGATTGCCTGTGATGAAATGCCTAGCGCATCAGCAAGCGCCGATGTTCCGCCAGCGGCCTCTAACACCTTTGCCTTAATTTTCAAAAACCTCTTGCCGTTCATCTAGACACCTCCTAACCTAATGCTTACATAGTAAGACATACTTACTGCTTAAACAAGGGAAGGGTCATGGAAACTTACATTGCCGAATGTAAGCCTTATTATTGGAACTGTTGTGTTCGCTGGAAGCGAAGTGTAAGCACCTCATCTAACAAATAGCCGCCCTTTGAGGCGGTTTTTTTCGCCCGGAATAAATAATGTCAGTTTTTCTTACATCAATACTTGACCGTAAAGTAAGCATGGCTTACATTGTGGTCATGGATAGGGCGACAGCCCACTGGCCAGGAGGCCGCCGGATGCTGACCGAAGCAACAGCAAGGCTCTTTAACAATTTGCTCCCAGAGAAAGCCGTAGCGGCTTGTAGCTGTGACAGCCGGACATGGGTATCCAATGCCAGCCTAGTGGAGAGATAACGCTGGCCAGTAAGACCGACTTAATGCAATCAACTGAGGGCTTGCAAGTGGCTATTAAAACTCTTGAGGAGGCGCTTGGGCAGATGGGGGAGGCATTGCTTGATCCTGACTTGCTAGATCGAGCAAGGCGCGCCACCACTGACGGCAAAGTTCTCGAAATCACCGTGCTAGTCAGCCCTGGAAAGCAGGGGATGGCCGTAACAATGCACAGCCTTGAGGCAAGCGATCGAGCCAGCCATGGCAGGTTGATTCGATTGAAGTAACACCATTTTGCGAGCGTCCGCAACATGGTCGTGATCCGCTACGCAGTGCGGACAAATGCCTGCCGGTGGGCCGGAATACGCCGGCACAAACACGCAACTCCTTCGCCCGGTTCGCCGGGCTTTTTTACACCCGGAGGCGATATGCAGCCAATTACAAAACATCAGCAACGCATTCAAGCCGATCAGCGAGCGACGAGCCACTACCGCCGACGGCCTGACATAGATCGTCGCCTCGAGGAGATGCGCCAGGCCAAGCAGCTCAAGGAGGTTTGGCAGTAATGGACCCAGCGCAGGTATTCGCCCTCGAGCTGCTGGCGATCGTCATCGTCGGCTTTGCCGCATTTTCGTGGATAGCAGACAGGAGGAAGCCGTGAACAGCGCAGACATGGCCCGCCACCGCCTGGGCATCGGGCCGCCGATTGTCACCGGGCCAAAGGATCCGATCATCGCCCCCGCCCGTCGCACCCAGGAAGACGGCCCTCTGACGGCACTGCAAGCCGCCAACGCTCGCCGCTATTCCGAGTACATCGCCAGGCGCCAGGGTGTGAAGGAACCACTCGTCCAGATACGGAGGCCCTGACATGGCCGCTATCACACCACCACCGATTACCCGGCCCGAGGCACACGCCGCCGTGATCCATTTCATGCTGCACGAGCACAACCAGGTGCACGCCAGCGAACTGCTGATCATCAACCGCCGCATGTACCGCGTCACCGTCACCGAGGTAGCGCCGGAAGACATGCCGGCTGCGGCGCGTCGAGTCGCCGAGGAGATCACCGATGAATAACGAGACATCCACGATTGATCAGGTTCGCGGCCTTGTCGCGTCGATACCAAAGCACACCGGCATGTACGCCAGCGTCGCGGAAGGCTTCGAGCCTGGCGGCGCCGTGCTGATCAGCGTCTATCTGGAAGAGCCCAAGGGACCGCGCGTGCTGTATGCCAGCACCCAGCCAGTGGATGACGACCTGACGCTGGACAAGCTGCGCGAGGAGGTCGGCGAGTTCATCACCACCCACCGCAAGCAGGAGGCCGCATGACATTCAATACCTGCGTGTCCGGCATCCCTTGCCAATGCCGAGTGACGTTTTATCAGGGCTATCGCCCCGGCAACTACTTCGAGCCACCCGATGCGGAAGAATTCGAGTTCGAGATCCTCGACCGCCGTGGGCGTCGTGCCCAATGGCTGGAGAGAAAGCTGACCGAAGGCGACGAGGCCCGGCTGCTCGCCGAGTACCGCGCCGAGGAAGGCGAGGCCGCATAAGAAAGCCCTGTCCAGGGTGAGAGCTGGGCAGGGCCTATTGATCCACCGGAAGAATGAATCAAGAGAAGGATAACATCATGACCAACGCGATCGCCACGATTCGCCAGGACATCTACGACACGCGCGATGCGTTCTGTTCTGTCCTGAGCGAGCCGGGGCTGAACTTCGAGCGAGAGGCCGGCTTCGCCGTCCAGACGATCCAGGCCAACGACTACATGCTGAAGATCGCCATGGGCAATCGGCAGTCGGTCGTCAACGCGGTGACCAACATTGCCGCCATCGGCATCAGCCTGAACCCCGCCAAGAAGCAAGCCTACCTGGTGCCGAGGGACGGCAAGGTCTGCCTCGACATCAGCTACATGGGCCTGATGGACCTGGCCCAGGCCAGCGGCGCTATCCGCTGGGCCCAGGCCGAGCTGGTGCACGAGAACGACCGCTTCGAGCTCAACGGCATGGACCGTCCGCCGACCCACAGCTTCAACCCCTTCGGCAAGGATCGCGGCGAGGCGATCGGCGTCTACGTCGTGGTCAAGACCAGCGACGGCGATTACCTCACCGAAACCATGAGCGTCGAGGAGGTCAACGCCATCCGCGACCGCTCGACCGCCTGGCAGGCCTGGGTCAACAAGAAGAAGTCCTGCCCCTGGGTCACGGATTGGGGCGAGATGGCCAAGAAGACCTGCGTCAAGCGGGCCTACAAGTTCTGGCCCAAGACCGAGCAACTCGAGCAGGCCATCCATCACCTGAACACCGAGGGCAACGAGGGCCTGGCACCCAGCGGGCCACAAGCCGACGAGGCGCTGGCCGGCAAGTGGCTGGACCTCGCCCGGCAGGCCGAGAGCGCCGACGCCCTGGCTCAGGTGTGGCGCGACGGCATCGCCGAGATCCGCGCCGCCCGTGACATGGCCGCCTACAACCGCTTCAAGGCCGAGGTCGAGAAGCGTGGAGCGGACCTCAAGGCCGCCCAGCCCGACACCGAGACCGGCACCACCTACGAAGGAGAGACCGCATGACCATCCTGATCAACGAGCCCCAGGGCAGCCAGGCATGGCTGGAAGCGCGTGCCGGCGTGATTACCGCCAGCCGCTTCTCTGATGCCCGGGCCACGCTCACCCGGGCCACCAAGAACGGCAAAGCCGGCGACCCGGCGGCCAAGGCCATCGAGTATGCCTGGCAGGTGGCGTTGGAGCGTATCGCTGGCGAGCCGGTATCGCCCGCCTTCGAGACCTGGCAGATGCGTCGCGGCACCGAGCTGGAGCCAGAGGCACGCATGACCTACGAGGCCGCCACCGGCCTGCTGGCCAGCGAGAAAGGCCTGATCCTCACCGATGACCGCGCCTTTGGCTACTCCAGCGACGGCTTGGTGGGCGACGACGGCCTGATCGAGATCAAGTGCCCGGCCAACTGCCAGAAGATCGGCGACACCTGGAGCGATCCCGAGAGCGCCGTTGACGAGTACATCGACCAGATACAGGGCGGTCTCTGGATCACCGGCCGCCAGTGGTGCGACTTCATCATGTACTGCCCCTGGCTAGAGCCGGTCGGGAAAGAGCTATTCCGCCGGCGCATCGAGCGTAACGAGGCATACATCGGCGAACTGGAGCGCGACCTGTTCGCCTTCCGCCGTGTGGTCGAGCGCTATGAGGCCATGCTGCGCACCGAGGCCGCCTGATAACAAGGAGAACGACATGTCTGCAGTCGCCGAGAAAGTAGAGAAAGAATCCACCGAGCTGGTCACCGTGCCAGCCAAGGAAACCGCCCTCGAGGTATTCAAGGCCGAGCAGGGTCTTGATCCCTACCTCGAGACCATCCGAGCCGAGCTCGACGCCTTCCTGTCCTCACCGCCCACCCTCGACACCAACAAGGGCCGCCAGGCCTACGCCTCCATGGCGCACAAGATCGCCCGTAGCAAGACCGCCATCGACGGCGTGGGCAAGGAGCTGGTCGCCGACCTCAAGGAGTTGCCGAAGAAGATCGACGCCGAGCGCAAGCGGTGGCGCGACACCCTGGACGGCTGGCGGGACGAGGTGCGCGGGCCGCTGAATGAGTGGGAGGCGGCAGAGGAGCATCGGAAAGAGCAGCATGAATCGTACCTTGAGGCGCTCAGGTCTCACGTCACGCTTGCCGATGGCGAGACTTCAGAAATGATCGCCTTATATCTGGAGCAGGCCGAAACCACCAAGGTCGATCAGTCCTGGGAGGAATACGAAGCCGAGGCGCATCGCGTCAAGGAGTCCGTCGTCACCACCCTGCGCGTGGCGCTGGAGAAGCAGAAGCAGCACGAAGCCGAGCAGGCTGAGCTTGCCCGTCTCCATGAAGAGTCGGCCGCCCGCGAGCAGAAGGAGCGCGAAGAGCGTATCGCCCGGGAGGCCGAAGAACGCGCCAAGCGACAGGCCGAGGAAACGGCCAAGGCTGAGCGTGAAGCCGTGGCACGTCGTGAGCAGGAAGCCAAGGAGGCCGCTGAACGTCGCGAACGCGAGCATCAAGAGGCCATCGATAAGCAACGCCGGGAAGCGGAGGCCGAACGTCAACGCATCGAATCCGAACACCAGCGCAAGGAACAGGAACGGCTGGATGCCGAGCGCCGCGAACGGGAAGAGGCGGCAAGGCGCCAGGCCGACAAAGACCACCGCGCCCGCGTCAACCGCGCCGCCCTGCAAGCCATGATCGACGGCGGCATGCCGGAAGACTTCGCCAAGCAGGCCATCACGCTGATCGCTCGGGGCGAAGTGCCGGCCATCACGATCAACTACTGACCCACCCGGGGCCGCCAGGCCCCATCACCACCACCCTATGAGGTAAGCGCAATGTCTCATCCCAAGCCCTGGTCACGAGCCGATTACGATCTGCTCGAGGCCCGCCTGACCGCGGGCCACCGCTACGCCGATATAGCCGACGAGATGGGGCGCTCGGTCATCTCATGCCGAGGCACGGCCCAGCGTATCGGCCTGGCCACCAGCGACAACCGGCTTTGGCGCAAGCGCCGTGATTGGCCGGAGATAGACACCCTCATCACCGACTGCATCCAGGCAAAGCTGATGACCATCCCCCAAGTGGCAAGCTATCTGGCCGCCATCGGCAAGCCTGTCTCGGTCAATGCCGTCTATAGTCGCGTCGCCGGCTTCCCTCAAAATGTGCGCAAACGCGCACGGAAGAACGGGGCGCGTCGCCAATCGGCGGTCTGCAGTCGCATCCGGCGGCGCCAGGCCGCATGACCCTGCGCGACCTACTCATCAAAGCGCTGCAGATCCTCGCGCTCGCCGCATTTATCGGCGCCGTGCTCTGGGTCAACGGCACCGACCGCCAGGTACAGCAAGCCGCCCTCGAGGA